ACTAGTATTGTATTCCTTCCCGAGATACAGGATAGAGGAATGCTAAGCACTGTACACCTACGCTGCTTTGGGGTATGTAGTACCTACTTGACTTTTATTAAACGAATGCGCAATGAGGGCGCCTGGTATTAGCGTGGTGTTTTCACTGAAGCCAGATAACTTTCTAAGTCACCGTACAGTGACATCATCATAGCTATTTTGCTATCATAAAATCTAATATAGGGCTTGTGTGGCTTGACATTTTTCTGCGTATTTAGATAATACGGGCATCTAATTTTTTTAGTCAACTCTAAGAGAAAGCTATGATAGCTTTGTCCTTCTTGGACCAAAGGAAAATCATAATATGTAATTTCAGCGAGTGTGAAGGCTGCTACTCCACGATCTGTAAGCCGTAGCCCATCTTGCCTACCGGTACTCCACCATTTGAATATAACATCCTCGATCAGCAATTCGTGATCAGTGGACAAATGTTTGGGTATCTCGGCTAAAACAGCTTCTGTGATTTGTTGTTTTATTGATTTACGATTGGTCATCGGGGTATACGCACGACCCACTGTTCATAAACATCACGGTAAACAACGTAGTTTTAAATTGACTGTTAAGCTTCCTGCATAGATTTCTAGCATGTCCAGGATTAGAGAAACTTGTCTTTTTGTATTTAGGAGTGGACTCACTATCCAAATAATGTTGAGATTTCAAATTAATCGGCTGACCATCATAAAACACAGCCCAAATGCCAGAGGCTTCTACCACCTGATCGCATTTATATGTTTTTTTGTCTACTATTTCTAGTAGCACTTTTGGGTGAGTTCGACTCATTTAAAAGATCCGCCTTTAATATCGATTTGTATGACGGGGTTCTCGATAGGTGGTTTATCTAAGCTAGCTGAATAATGGTCAGCAAGGATCTTTGCTAATTCGTCACGTAGCCCGCGAGCCTCAATGATTGGAATAACAACATCCTTACCCTGCTTACTCTCTAAGATAGAAACCTTATCAATGAACCTCTTCACGTGAATCATAGATTATTTATCACATTTTCTGCTTCAGTCCGTGTTTTGTAAGGGCCTGAGTACTTATAGCGTTGAATGAAGATGTACTTGGGACAAAAAATAATCTCATTCTCTCCAGACTGGTCGACTACAAACCATCCCGCTACATAAAAACATTTACTATTTGACGTTTTAGTGTATAGATGCACCCTGCGCTTAATATCTAAAATTGAATTATGTACCGGTTCTGTAGTTGGATAATGTGAGAATGGTAGTTCTATCTTTGTTTTATTGGTTTTTAGTGTTTGAAACTCAATACGGGTACTACGTTTTAGTTCAGTAGTGCTAGTGTAATGAGTATTGATCCCGTTTATTTTAAGATCCACCCCAGTACCGTTGGCAATAACATTTCCAACTTTCTTGTCACCGTCAGTGACAACCCAGTATTGATTTTTAATCACCGGTTTTGCAATTAGTGTTTTCATATATTCCATGTTCCTTTAGTATAATCCCAATGTCTATTATCATATATTTTAACAGAAAATACGTAACTTAGCAAGCCTATGGTTATTTCGGGGCCAGCATGATCCCTACCTCGCCAATGAAGATCGCATTCAAAATAAAATAGATTTTCAGAAAATCGAGTTATTTCTATCTCCCAACATTTGTGTTTCGTAATAACTCCACTACGGCTAAAGATACTTTTAAAGGTATCTTGTATCCACGGTATATCAATCACAAATTTACAATGTAGCATGGTCTTTCGTCAGTTCACATACCAACCTAAAATGGTCATATGCCTTTCGAACTGCCTCGTTCTGCATTAGCTTTTCGGCTTCGGCGATCATGGCCTGTACGCCAGCTTCTGCACAGTCTTGGATACATAGCCCGCTCAGGGTGCAAAGATCATCTCCAAACTCTTTAGCAAGTTTATTCCAGGCCTTGCGCTGACCTTCTGTAATGGGAGTTCGCTGTGGTCGTAGTTCGCTTGCTTTACTGATGGCCTTGCAAATAGCATTCTCGGCAACTCGGCCTGCAGCAATCATAGCAGCGTGGTTGGGATTGACATTGTACCTACGACTAATCCCACCAGGATAACACATTACAAGATGGTCACCCTTTGGGAAACTAGCCAGATAGTCACCGTCGTACTCGGCTATAGGGTTGTACCTATTCCCGACTTTTTCATAGTAAATTTTACTCACAGCATATACTTTTTCAAATAGGCAGTGGTCATAGATAGGTCATCGGTATCGATGTTATCATCAATCTCAACCAACAACAATTGAATTAGCTGGTCAGCCATTGCAACCTCATCGCCACTCAGCGTATCTCGCCACTCTAGATAATCATCTTCAGAATCAATCGCCCACATTGTATCAAGCATAGCAACTTGCTTTGGTGTCAATCCAGTAATTACAATTCCATTCTTGTCCATGATATTCTCCCAATGTATTATTTTACGCAACGGTGAGGTTGCCTTTGTATGCAGAATTCAGCCACTTAGCATACGTTTCCGCTTGTTCACTGATTTTAGTAAGTTCATACTTACCACAGAACCGCATAAGATGCACCCCAACCTGAGGAGTAATAGTTCTGCGGACATTGTCGGCGATTGACTTATCAACTGATTCCTTGATTGAATCGGGTTGGGCAGTCAGATCAATCAAAACACGATTACGTTCGTAATCGTCACGTACTCGGTGTTCTTCGCCATTATGATCTACCCAACGTTGTAGCATAATGTTATTCCAATTGAAACCCTGCTTGTTGCGGTCAGCATAGGCTTCAATCAACCCAACCTTATTTTTACTGCCCTTTGTGCGGACTCCCGGATAAGCACTGAATACATTGTCAGTCGCATCTCCGCGCATACATTTTTCAAATAGATGAAACGCTGGTTCACCCAACAGCTTTGGCTCTTTAGTTTTCTTATCTTTGACAATGCGTCCCTTGTCATCAAAATAACCATCAAGTTTAATCAATTGTCCCGAAACACCATTGTATTGCTGGACATTTTCACTAATCAATTGCACATAATCAGTGTCACTAGAAATGATGTAATGATTGTCATCTGGATGTAGATGCACAAATCGAGCGATGAGGTCATCAGCCTCCGCAGTTGCGTCACGCAGAACACTGACATTGGTCTTTTCACGTAGAAATGTAGTAAACAATTCATACGTTTCCCAGAACATCTTATTTTCTTCCTGTTCCGTCTCGGTCAATGCTTGAGCTACAACAGTACGATTGGCCTTATAAGGTTTGTAATGATCTTTCCGCCATGAGCGGCCTTCGAGGCAAAAGACAACGTGGTCGATTCCAAATTTACGAACAGCCTGATTAACAGACGATAGCGTAAGATGTAGTGCCATTCCGATCTTTTCCCAAGTATCACTATTGCGTGAGGCAACGTGTCGGGCACGGAAGAAAGTATTTGCTGTATCGATTAGGGCATACTTCATTAAAACTCCAAAGTCTATGAAAAACTATTATACATTAAACCATAATTAAAGTCAATCTTTTTCTAACTTACCTCAGTTCTCCCATTACCCAAATCTCTACTCCTAATCACCCTAACATCTCGGTTATCGGGATCAGCTTGATTTTGCTCATAGATTTCCAAAGCAATATTCCTACAGACCGTCTGGAACCACCGGTCCACGATAACATTATCTGCATCATCTTCACGCATCTTATATCCGGCTTTGATTAGATTCAACAAAAATTTGTCATTCCAATCCAACTCAAATGACCCGTTATTGATATCACTCGGATCAATTTCTACTTTAAGAATATTGATATATGGTTGGTTGTTGAGTGTGGCAGTTTCTTTAGCAGTTGGTGGGGGAGGTTCAACCTTTTCAGGACGAGGCTTACGTGGTTTTTTCTCTTTTACTACTGCAACGGGTGGAATATCTACAGGAGGGGGTGTTTCGGGTTCAGATGTAAACCATTTTTTAAATTTATTAAGCATTAATTTTTCCTTGATTCTTAGTATATCTATCGTAAAGTTGACGAGACCCTAAGTTTTTAGATTTTGCCTCCACCATTATGTCGGCCCAGTCCCAGTGACTCAATGCCCAATCATTAACTGCGTCTGACCACAGGTAGTTGCTATGGGCTCTGAGCTTTTGTTTCTTGTGTCCAGAAGCTAGTAGAGTGGCAAGATCGGGACGCTGGTCTCCGGGAAAAGTTCCGAGTACGTCTTCGCGAGATACACTGTAATGCATAGTAGGACGCTTACCTCGCCAACTATCAACAATCCTTTTAATACGGTCATCAGATGCTTCAATATATTCTCCTGTGTGTACCCAATGGTGATGCACATCTAACACCAAAGCGAGATCGTGTGCCAATTCGAGGCTAGAGTCGATTCCCCAGGTGAGTTCATCATTTTCGATAGTAATACAGTTTCTTGCCTCCGGTGAGAGACGTTGAAGTGCGGCTTTAATACCGGTTGGACCTTCTCGACCTGATATGTGTACGTTGATTTTAAAGTCTTGGAAAGTCTTGCCGTATCCCAACCACCTGACCATATCTGCATGATATTCAAATTCCTCTATACTCTTATTTACTACTTCTTCGCGGCTACTCGCAAGAACTGTGAATTGTCCAGGATGAAATGATAAACGCACATCATTTGCTCGGGCTGTTTCACCAATAGGAGCAAACCATGCAGCTAACATCTTTTGAATGTCAGTAGATTGCCAAAACGGTTGCCAATCTTTGTGTGTGTAAAAACTAAGCATATCGCTGGTCAATCTAACCATGCGCAATTCAGGATCTAGTGAGCCTATTTTCTTAACTAGATTGTGCGTGTTAAGAATGTTGCGTTTGGCTATATCAAACACCCGTTCTTCGGCAATAGCACGTTTGTTTCTAGTTGCCCAGGCAAGAGTCGTGCCACCAGTAGTCATTTCGGGTACACTAGAAACTTCGCCCTTGTGGTTGAGTTCACTGAACTTGCAGGCAAAGCCAATGCGTTTGATAGAGGTATTTGTCAAGGTAAATGTACGTAGTGATAAATAAGAACTAAGTATACTACCTTTTTGCGTACTTGTCAACTATTATTAATAATAAAGGGAAATCAAAATGAAAAAATTATTAGTTATATTGGGATTTATTTTAGCGTTTAATGCACAAGCACAAACTAAAGGCATCACTATATGTGACGGGCAATATGCTTTGTGTGCAGCATCAACTTGTAAGCCAACCGGAAAAACACTTACTGGCAATAATGGCATAGCATATCCAGAGGTAGAATGTCGCTGCCCAATACTTAAAGGGCGTGCAATTGCCGACACTACAGCAGGTAATATGCAAGGGTCTTGCACCGCTACAGATGATAAGCACGTTTGGAGTTTATTTGCTCCCAAACTTTTCTACCCGCAAGAGACTAATGACTTTAGCAAAAAGCCAAAAGATATGAAAGCAACACTGCAAAAATGTGATGCTAGTTTGAATCTTGGTAATAAATCTAGCAACTGTTTTAGTTGGAATTGTACCAAAGGTGCTGACGGTATTGCAGTATGTTCGTGCCCAACAGGACAAGTACCAGCAGCGACAACATTCTTAACAGAAGCAGGTCAGGGTAACCCCGATATTTGCTCTCAGTATCCAGTAAGTATGCCCATCCAAAACCCACCGGGCAACTAAGATACAACTAGCAAACTAGTTTGCTATTTCAAATAGGGCAGAATCTAAAATTTTCGGTTGATGCTTGCCGGGTTGTTTGTTGTACCCGTTAAGCCTATCAGTCATTTTCTGAAACATTACCCGATCCCTTTCTATTAGAATGCATTTTCTATCGAGGTCAATGCAAGCAATACCAGTTGCGCCAGAACCAGCAAATGTATCTAATACTGTATCTCCCTCATTGCTTAGTAATTCAATGAAATATTGTAATAGTTCTACTGGCTTCTGGGTAGGGTGAATTTTATTTTTTCCCAATCCACCACTATAAGTTATAGTGTTTGGTATTACACATTGAATTAACCCTTCTGCGGTCTTTTTACGATCAGCTAACATCCTAGTCGCTTCTTTTTTAGCTTCCGCAAATACACTGTCTAGATTATCTAAACTGTTACTATCTTTAACTAATTTATATACAATACTAGAAATCTTATCCGCCGCCGCGTATCGTTCTACTGTAGAACCCAACAGTGAATCAGCATTAAAAGTTCTTTTTCCACCGGGCTTAATTCCAAACAGAATATATTCGCAAGCACTTACAGGATTAACCTGACGATTGAATGGAACCGCCGCCGGCTTCTTCCAAGTAAAAACTCTCTTGGGTTCAAATCCCGCAGCTTCCATTGCTGTCCACAGATATGAAACGTACTGGTCGCTAATGAAAATAGCAAATGTGCCACCCTTACGCATTTTCTTGAACCATAGCTTGGCCCAACTATCAATCTGTAGCAAAAAATCATCGTGCTTAACTGCGTCCCAATCTTGTTCAAAGCTCTCACTGAAGTTTTGATTATGGATAGTTGTTTTGTTCTTGCCAGTTTCTTTATCAATCCATACTGGATTCGCACCGTCTTCACTAATGTTATATGGTGGATCAGTTAGCAATAAGTCAACTGATGCGTCAGGTATGTCATCGCCGGCTAGAGTACAATCGTTATTGATAGAGGTAATCATGCGTCAATGATAACACAAAATCTAGTAGATGTCAATATACAATCATAAATCCGGGTAAATTGTTTCCCGGCATGTGACTTGGTGCGTGATATTGAAATTTAAATTTCAAGGAAGTAAATGGTTTTGCGCTAGCAACAACTTGTCCATTATCAGTAATGTCTAATCTACCTAGCCACGCTGGGCTTTGGTTAACGATATTAGTCATCATCTGCGCATATTCATCTGCATCAGGACCACGCTCAACAGCATTAAGAGTACCGATACCCAGTACATAAGTTAGAATATCAGCGGCAGCTTTAGCAGGGTTATTTCTAAAGCTGGGTAAACCGGCTTCTTTTTCTGTTGGCTTTTCCTTGCCTTTAGTCACACCCATATAGTAATTGCCATCAGCGGGCGACCCTACTGGTTTACCCCAATTGCCGGATGTCATTGCTGGATAGAACATTCTTAAAAATTCACCATAACCAGTTTCATTGGGGGTTGCAACAAATGGTTTCTTGCTGATTAATTCTTTTAGAGTGGCATAGTCAACGAAATCGGCGCCTAAGATGCGTGATATAGCAGTATATTCTGGCACACTAATGTGATTGGCCCCAGCAATAATTTTATCTACATTTTTACCACCTGCTTTAGGATGATAACTTTTAAATAATGAAAATAGTTTTTCTTGTGAGCTATCTTTTTCAATAGTACCTTCAAAATTATCCATTAAATCTTGAATACTTCTAAAGCTTGTGCCACTGCCAGTTAAACTCTTTACACTATATTTAAGATCACCGACAATAACGTCAATCAATGGAAAGTTTCCTTCGGCCGGGAATTCAATCTTGTCATTTTTAGTAGCTAATTTAATTGGAGTAAGAATCTCACCAAAGTCAACACTTAATTGATTTCTAGCCCGTTGACTTAAATTTTCATTAGCCTCAGGTGAAAGCTCAGGTCTAGTGCCAACTGCAACTTCAATCAATTCTAACAGAATTTGTTGTAACTCAGGCCTAGTTTTTGTTTGGGATATTACCGCACCCTGTGTTGCTTTTATCAGAGATTGTCGGTTATATACCTGACCTGCAAGACCCAACGTTGTTGGTGTGAATTCTTTAATACTGACTGAGACTCCCTTGCCATCGTCATCTTTTTTACCTGACCCGGCTACAACTAATGAGTATATAACTCCACCGGCATTGTAACTTAATATATTACTTCTATATTTGCTACTGAGTCCAAGCTGTTTCTGCTCTAATGGCAAATTGTCATACCCGTATTGCTGCAAGTAATTAGTGATTGTTTGTTTATCAGATCCAAATATTCGAATACAAGCTAGACCTGATTTAGTTTGTAGCTCAAATCTAACATCCGGTATATCATGGGCCAAGTTATCAGCTAGTTGTTTTGTTTGAGCCCGAGTTGCAAAAGTAGGATCAGGTGGCAGAATGGTAGAGTCTTCTAATAGTTCAATACATCGCATAATGATATATTTATCTCTATACTGGATTATACCTTCAACAACTCTTCTATGGTGTATAGATTTTTCATGTAGGGTGACACCTCTTCTAGTACGCTAGATTCAATGTCACCTTTTCTTCTGGGGCCTACTTTAACTGTAAAGTCAACACTGTTGACTTTTTTAAACATATCGACAATCTCTGTAACCGTTCTACCCACACCATGCCCTAAACATTCTACACTATTACTAGGGTTCTCGATAGCTTGAAGTAATGAATCACATACCTCATTAACGTGAACATAATCACGCACACAAGTACCGTCTTTAGTATCATAATCATCACCAAAGACTGTAAACTCACCTGTCTCACCAGCTTGCATTAGCTTGTACATCAACCCATCTGGGTTAGTAGGATAAAAGCCATCACTCCCGATAACATTGTAAAACCTAAAAATAGTGTAGGGCATTGGATTATGCTTGGTACAGAATTCCCGAATAACATCTTCCGCTGCACGTTTACTGACTCCGTATGCACTTACACAATCTTGTGCAGCGCCTGTACTTGAAAAGATAAAGTTGTTTGTATTAATCTTATTGATGACATTCATCGTACCATTTAAGTTGGTGATATAATACCTGATAGGAATTTGTTCACTTGCCCCCACATTAACGAGAGCAGCCAAATGTATTACCGCATGATATGGTTCAGTTTGGTCTGAGAGGGTGAATAGTCGATTGATATCAATCTGAAAAAATTTATCTATAGGTGCGATGGGTTCATTGACATCTAAGCCATGTACCTCATATTTACCCTCTAATAGCTTACATAAGTGCGATCCTATATAACCTGAACAACCTGTAATCAAAATCTTTTTCATAATCCGGCAAACAAGCTTGCACCTGCTGCTTCCTCTGTTGGTTCGAAACTGGGATTTTTCGTCAAGTAAGTATCATCATCAGTATAGATAACTCTAAATTTATGTTTGTTAGTTAACACAGAACGCGCATCATCAATACAAATTAGACTCCTATCCAAGTCTTTAATAAACTCAGTGTATTGGATTGTTTCTTGTTGACAAATTTTTGCAGTGTTACTATTGGATTTCCTGCCATCAAACTCTTGGAAACATTCACTCCATTTACGAAATACTGAATCTTCCAATGATCTAAAATGAGACAACGAACCCAAAGCATAATACTTCTCAGCCGTAGGGTATTCATTGTATAATTGGGTGACAAGTTCTGCCATACACGCTTTACTAGTCTCTCGAAAGAATGCTGGATTAAAATTCTTTGTCCACCGCACTCCTTCAAGTGCCACTGTGGGTAGCTGAATCATTTGTTCATAGAACGCAATACCATAGCTTTCAACTGTGCTGGGATTAAATGCCACCCTACAACTGGTTATGAAGTCAACCTTCTCTTGACCGATAATACCTACTTTGATTTGATAATCTACCCCAATTTTCTTCAACTGAACTTCAAATTTCTTTGCTCCGGTTGCACTAGTCATTACTCGGGCAGGAAGATTGGTTTGTTTAATTAAATCAAGGTATACCTCTGGATTCTTACCTTCTTCCCATCGACCCACGAACAGCACTCCCTCGCGAGGTGCGTTGTGTTCTTTCAAAAGATTCTTTTCAGGTAAAGGAATTGGCAAATGAAATCCACCTACCTCCAATTGATTAAATTTACTTTGTGTACCGATGTATATGTTAGACATTCCAAGTTGGAGTTTCATCATGCTATTAACACTATGCAAAAACGGATTCTTGGTATCTTTGAATATTTGGCTTTCTAAATGAGTATATGCAATCACTTGAATACAGTCATCCAATCCCATAGTTGAAGCCACCTGAACAGTTTCGTAGGTGTTACAAATCAATGCATCATATATATTATAC